TTATTGATTAAAAAAAGGAGGTTTGTTAGAAAATCCATTTAATTTATTTTGAATGGATTTTTTTTGTAAGTTTGTAACGATAAATTAATTAAGAAATAATGAAATATATTAATGATTTAATAAAAGGAGATACTTTTAAAGGATTTGAAGTTTCTTTAAAAAGAAATGGAACGGCTATAGATATAACTGGAGCTTCAATATTATTTCAATTTAAGTCAATTTCAACAAATGCGAAAATTAATTATTTACTTTAAATTATGAATGACCAGTTTCAAACAATAAGCCAGTATATTGAATGTAAATCTACTTTATACGATAAAATAATTGCAATCAATAATATAATTTCAGCAATGGAATTAAAGCTTTTAGAGTCAGTTGACTCGGCAAATTATTCAGAATATCAAATGAATGATGGTCAAATGACTGTTAAAACAATGTATAGGTCTCCAAAAGATGTTACGGTTGGTATTCAAGGATTAGAAGTGTTAAAGCAAAGGTATGTAAATCGATATAATGGTAGAGTAACAGTATTAAGGGGAGGTAATTTATAAACTATGGGATTATTTAATTTTTTAAAAAGTAAAAAAATTAGTATTGATTCAAAGACTAATCTTGTTGAACCAGAGAGTAATTCTAGTTCTAGTAATGGGGTTATTTATGGTGTCCAATATCCAATTATTACACGTTCATTTGATGGAGAAAAGACATTAGGTGAATTAGGTATCGTAATAGATTCTATTCCAGATTATCAACGTTTATCATTACGTTCGTATGATTCGTATTTAAAAACTGATACGGTTAAAATTCTAACTCAAAAGCATGTAGATTGGACAATTGGAAGTGGTTTAAAATTACAATGTGAGCCAGATTCAGATGTTTTAGGATACGAAGGAATTACTTTGTCTGGAGATAATTTAACAGAATTTAAAAAGAAAGTTGAATCAAGGTTTAATTTGTATGCAAATAGCAAATATGCAGATTATTCAAGACAAAGAACGTTAAATCAATTGGCAAACGATTTTTATAAAGCCAAAAGATTAAGTGGCGATGTTCTTGTAATTTGCCGAATTGAACAAACAGGGCCTAGTGTTCAGTTTATTTCAGGAAGTCATGTAAAAACTCCAGATTCAGGATTTATAAACGATGTTAAATCAAGAGGGAATTTTGAGAAAAATGGAATTGAATTTAATACAAGAGGCGAGCATATATCTTACTTTGTTCAAGTAAAAGATAAAGATAATTTCACTAGCAAATTTGAAAGAATTTTATGTTACGGTGAAAAATCTAAACGTAAATTATCTTGGATGATTTACGGTGAAAAAATTAGCCCAGACCACGTTAGAGCTATTCCACAACTTACACAAACTCTCGAAAAAGTATCAAAATTAGATAGATATACAGAGGCTACAGTTGGAAAAGCTGAACAAGGCGCAAATATTCCATATACAATTGAGCATGACCAATATTCAACAGGAGAGGATATTTTAACTGAAATAAAAAATAAAAAGAATAATATTATTGTAGATGCAGATGCTAATCATAAGTTAGCAGATGGTTTGGCTAATAAAATTACAGAAACAACATCAAATAAAGTTTATAATATGCCAATTGGTGCAAAATTAAAGGGATTGCTACCAACAACAGATACAAGTTATGAGGCTTTTGAAAGAGCTAATTTTAATAAAATAGCTGCCGCAGCAAATGTTCCTCCAGAAGTTGCATTGCAAATGTATAATTCGAATTATTCAGCATCAAGAGCAGCTATTAATGGTTGGGGTTATGTTGTCGATATTGATAGAACTGATTTTGCAATAGATTTTTACATTCCTTTTTATAAACTTTGGCTAGAGATTGAGATTTTAAAAAATAAAATACAAGCTCCAGGATATATTTCTAATTTAGGTGCAAATGGAGATTTTATGATTATTGAAGCTTATTCTAAATGTCGATTTATTGGTAAAAACATGCCACATATTGACCCTTTAAAAGAAGTAAAAGCAGCCGAGTTAATGATTAAATTAGGATTAGTATCAAGAGAGCAAGCTACTGAGGATTTAAACAAAGGAGATTGGAGTTCTAATAATCAAAAAATAAAAGAAGAAGATAAACAAATATTTAAACCAATAATACCCGAAGTAAATGGCACTATTTAAAGCTAGAACGACTAATACAAATACTATTTGGGACTCTAAAAAAAGGTATAAAGTAAATTCAAATGTTGTTTACAACAATATTTTATATCAAAATATTACTGGCAAAAATTCAGCTCCAGATACATTAGTAGATTGGGTTATTTTGAAAAATGGTAATGGCGGTGTAAATTCAGATATTAACCACACACAGCTAACATACACATCGTCAACTATATTCACAATTCCGCAAAACGCTCAAATAATATCGGTAGTAATAAATGAATTACGTCATTTAAACGCTACAAAATATACTTACAATCCATTATTATCAACAAATAATTTTGAAATAACAGACCCTACTTTTTTATTGGATTGGGAAGCGGGTACTGAAATAGAAATCGTAACACAATAAAACTATGAAAAAAATAATTGCACTTTTATTATTCTCAACGTTTGGGTATTCTCAAACGTACACTCCAGTAAGAAGTACTTTACACGACAATATTAAACTAAAAACTCCTCCTACTATTACCGGGGAGACAAAAGCATTAGTGCGTAATAGCAGTACAGGTCAAGTAAGTGAGCAAGTAATTACAACAGCATCAATCCCCGATGCTTCCGAAACAGTTGCTGGAAAAGTAAGCGTAGGTACTCAAACGTTCGGCGGGAACAAAACTATTGTTGGGGAAAGCGCCACAGTTGGTAATGCTTTTGAGGTACAAAATCTATCGCATACTAAAATACTTGAAGTAGAAAATAAAGGACGCTTAATACAAAGACCCGTAAACAGAAGTAATTATGTTTATTCATTATATGATATCGATGGCTCTTTGGCTTTCGGACTTTATCTAGGAGGCACAGGATCGTTAACCATGGAAGCCTACGACGCTTCAAACGTATTATATTTTCAATTTTCACCAACGGCATTGAATTATTTTTTGCCTTCTTTTCACGTCGGAGATAATGTAGGAGAGCCGTCTGCGAAGCTATCAGTAAAATCCACTACACAAGGATTCTTACCGCCAAGAATGACAACAGCACAAAAGAATGCAATAGTAACTCCGGTAGCAGGATTAATGGTATTTGATACTACATTAATGAAACTTTGTGTTTTTACAACAGTATGGGAAACAATAACTTCAATTTAAAATAAAATGATAGAAACAACTATACCAATAATAGGACTAAACAGAAGCCAAATCGAATCAATAGTACATATTGAAATATTCGATACTCACGATGACCCGACAAACGAACGCTTCTTATTCATTATTCGTGATTATATTGTTAATGGAGATAACAGCCAATTTGAGATAGCAAGAAGCAAGCCTATTTCAATGACATACGTACAGCGAGACCAGTTAAAGCAGTTGATTTTAAGCCAATATTCATTTCCTGAAGGAATGAGTGAAAGCCAAATTAACAACGCAATCAAACCCTACGCTTTGTTGTATTACGTTCAAACTGATTTAGTATCAAATGGAAAATGTATCTATGGATTAGAACCAAACCAATTCAAAGTGAGTGATGAATACGCAGCTATTCCATTGGCACCAAGCCCAATTGATTTAGTAAATATTAAAGTTGTTGAACCTGTTGCTTTGAAGCAAGACGTAAATAAAGGTTAATTATGGAAAACGCTAAAGACATAAAAAGATTAGAGGTTTCGCTCGCTTGTTTACTACCGTTAATTGTACTAGTAATGCGATTACTAGATGGTTATTTTAGAACCAGTATATCTAACTACGCATACAGCGAATATTCCTATGTTTATGTGTTTATGTTGACATTGGGCGGAAGTATGTTCTTGTACAATGGTGCTGCGAATCAAAAACATTGGTACAATATAGTATTAGGAATTTCTTTATTTGGAGTTGCTTTAACACCACATAAAGATTTTATGATACTGCATTATTTCTTCGCTGGAACTTTCTTTTTAGGTAGCATTTTATCTATTGGTTTAAGCACCAGTCTTTGGCTTCGTGATTGGAAATATCTAGTAGCAGGAATAGCATTTCTAGGATTGCTATTCCATTTTGCATTTGGGTACTTCTCTTTATTAGTTGCAGAAAGTATAGGGCTTATTCCGTTTTCATTTCATTTCATTGTAAAATCTTTAAAAAAATAAATTATGAGTGTAAATTTTAGAACAGCATTAAAATATTGGTTTTGGTTAATTGTTGGAATAGCCTTAATATCAATGCAGGTTTATAAGTATTGGAATAATACTTTGGAATACACTGTTGGCGAGGGAATAGTTTTATTTATAGGTATGATGTTTATGATAAAGCCGACAATGATACCAGACTACATTTTAAAAATAACAGGTAAAAACAAATAGAATGCACCACCACAATAATTTCACGGCTATAATATTCGGTTCTGCAACTGGAATGTTTAATTACATAGTATCAAACCACAACATAACATTTAATTCAATGGAGATTTTCAAAGTATTTATAATGGGAGTTATCGGTGGTACTGGTGGTTACATTGGTAAAATAGCAATTCATGAAATAGCTGTTAAAATAAAACGATTAAAAAATGAAACTAAATGAAAATGGTTATTCAAAATTACATCAAAGAGAGGGTTTAAGATTAAAACCTTATTTAGACTCTAAAGGAATCCCTACTATTGCTATAGGTAATACTTATTATTTAGATGGCACTCCAGTAACGATGAGTGATAAAGCTTTAACTATGGACGAGGCTAAAGAATTAGGAAAAGTAACTGCTGATAATTTTGCAGAAAGTGTTTCATTAATGATTAGTGTTGTGTTGAATCAAAATCAATTTAATGCTTTGGTATCTTTAGCTTATAATATTGGTAAAAAAGGATTTAAAACAAGTACAGTATTGAAATTAGTGAATAAAAATCCTAATGATCCAGAAATTGAAAAAGCGTTTATGATGTGGACTAAAAATAAAGAATTAATAGGGCGAAGAAAAGATGAAGTAAAACAATATTTTAGTAAATAATGATAAATCCTTAACGTAAATGTTAAGGATTTTTTTTATAACTTTGTTTCAAACAAAAAATATAAGATATGAAAAAGTACGTTACTATTCTTTATTGCCAATACTGTGTAAATATTATTGGTTTGCCTGAATTTTTACACTTAAAATTTTTATCTTATGATATTTTAAAATCGTTAGTAATTTCTAAATCGAAATATCACAAATAATGAAAAAAATAATTATACTAATAGTTTGTTTTAATTTATTTTCATGCGGTTCAATTGAAAAATTAAAGCAAAGCAAAAAAATAGCAACAGATTCTATATCGGAAACAAATTCAGGCACCAATTTGAATAGATGGATTGATTCTGATAAATATACTTTAGAGCCAGCAGATTTAACAAAACCAATAAGATTTGTTAATTCAAAAGGAGAGGTTAAAGAATATTTTAATACCAAAATAATTCATGAAAAAGAAATTATTAGAGAGCAAAAAAAAGACACTTTATCAAATAAAACTAAATTGAACAAAGAAATTGATGAAGAAAGTAAGTATAAAAAAACTGATAATACAATGATTATATTAGG